CATTTGAAGGGCTTTTTATACTTAAAGATTTAAAAGGTTTAAATAATACTCAAAAGAATTTAATTTTATCATTACAACAACAACTTAATTTACTTAGTGGTGCTGGTACTGACACAGGAGGAATAGTAGGTGAAGCACTAAAAGACTATGTTAAAGAAATGGTGAGGCTAAAATCAAATAGAGATTTTGGTGGTGAAAATAGTTTATATACTGAAAAAGACTTAGAGCTTTTGATGGAAAAAGCTGCAGATATCAGTGACACTGAATATCAAACTAAAGATATGGCAACATCTCCAGATGTACTATTGGCTACAATGGATAAAATAAGAAAAGCCCAAAATCAAAAGCTATTAGATCTTGTAGCTCAAAGAGAAAACCTTATAAGAAAGGCTGGACAAAAGCTTGCAAAGTTATCTCCTGAATTAAAACTTGACGAGTTATATGAATTCATGTTAGAGTATGATGCAGACGGTACTTTTAATGGTAGATATGTAACAAAAATAGGAGAACAATATTGGGCTATACAAAATGAACTCAGAAGTCAACTTTATGATAATGAAGGTACACCATATCAATACAGACCTGTTTATAATTTAGAAACAGCAAGTAAAGAAGATATAGAATACAATAAAGATCTAGCTGCTAAAAAGAAAGCATATGGTGATTTTTATATGGCTGAGCAAAAAAGAGATGATGGTACATTACGTCCTTCAGGTATGTATCACAAGTACACCCAAGAGTTTATTGATATCAGAAATAAATATGAAGTGTGGAGACCTGGTGCTGAAACTAATCAAAGAGGAAGTTGGGAAAAGAAAAAAAATATTTCAGATGCAGACTATGCAGCTTATGTTGCAAAATATTATCAGCCGGTTGAATATACCAGAGCTGTAAGAATAAAGGGAGAGGCAACAGGGCAAATTATAGAAGACCGTCAAGATATGATGGTGCCTAAAGCAGAGTATAGACAAATACTAGAAACCACCCTTGATGGGCGTAATATGAGAAACGCCAAGTATGATGCCATAATGAGTGGTACTGATGCAAAATCTATAGCCCAAAGGGAGTTTTATCAATTATACATAGATATGTATGAGAATGACTTGCTTAAGAAAATACCTATTGGGCAAAGTGCACAAATGTTGGGTAGAGTTCCTTTAGTACAGAATAGATTGATGACTGATGTAAAAGAGAAAGGGACTTTGTTTACCAAGCTATATGCTAGTATGACAGAGAGTAGGGCTTGGAATATGTTTCAACAAACCTCTACTCAAAAAAATGTTATACTAGATAATGAGGGTTATATTATTGATCAAATGCCTATTTACTATACCGGTAGACCTAAGCTTGATACTGATATGGCTGATTTACAAAAAGAAATTGATCTTCTTAAATCAAAGTATAAAAAGAATGAAATCCAAGATCAGCAGTATAAAAAGCAAATAGCTGTATTAAATGGTAAAATGGTAAGGCTCAGAGCAACACCAAGTAGAGGACAGATTAGCACAGATATGGCATCTAGTTTACTTAAGTTTAGTGCAATGGCTCAAAACTATGAAACAATGGGCGCTGTAGATGATACCTTAAAAGCTTTTGTTAAGGTAATTGAAAACAGAACATATACTCCTGCTCCTGGATTGAGATTAAATCTAGTAGCAAAAGTAAAAGATAAAGTTATAGATAATTTAGGTACTAAAGCTAATACAAGTACTCAAGAAAAAAATGTAGTACGTAGAGCAAAGAAGTTTATGTCTATGATTCATTATGAAAATGAAAACATTACTAAGGGTGCTGTAGATAAAATTGCAGATGGTCTTATTCAGTTGTCTTCTTTGTCATATGTAGCGTTTAACCCATTTGGTAACTTTAATAACTACTTGATTGGTAGAATAAATAACAATATTGAATCTATTGGTGGTAGATTTTATAGTCAAAAGGCATTTAAAAGAGCAACCTGGGAATTTAATAAGAGAGCTATTCCAGGATTAGTCAATAGAACAGCACATGGTGGAGCAGAAGATTTACTTGACGTAGTAACATTAGGTGTTATACCAGGATTAGCTAAAGCTGACTATGATAAAAAACTACCTAATAGTAAGTATGAAGCTTTTGTTGATATGTTCAGAATGATGGATAGTATGTCTGATATACGTGAACAAAGTAGAGCTACTGAAGATGGTAAAAGTTGGTTTGATAGAGCAACTGAGTGGGGTTATGTGATGCAAGATGCTGCTGAATATAATTCACAGACCAAAGTGGGTATGGCTATACTTATGGACACTATGATTAGAAATAGTAAAACAGGAGAAGAGCTGTCATTCTATGATGCATTTGAATACGATACAAAAACACATAAGAATAAAATTAAAGATGGTTTTGATATAGTAATCAAAAGAAATGGACAAGAAGTAGCTTATAATGATGATATAAGATATGAAATTAGAAATGAGATTAGAGAAGTTAATAAACAAATCCATGGTAACTATGCCAAGGAAGATAGAATTGTTCTTCAGTCACATACACTTGGTGCATTAGCTATTCAATTTAAAAAGTGGTTGGCCCCAGCAATTAGAGCAAGGTATCAAAGAGAATACTTTGATGAAAATCTAGGATGGATGGAAGGTAGATATAGATCTGCTTTATCATTCTTAAATTTTGCAAGAAAAGAGTTGGCTCAAGGTAATATGAACTTTAGAACAATGGGTAAAGAATACCTAAACCAACAAGTTAGAGCATATACTAGTGAAAAGTTTGGAGAAGCAAGAGATTATGGTGGAGGTGGTAACATAGATCAAAGAGCTAAGAATAGACTATTTGGTTTCTATAGAAGTATGGGTGATTTAGGTATCATGTTTAGTGTTATGTTTATTTCTTTGCTATTTGATGATTTATTATCTGGTGATGATGATGATAGTGATACTGAAAAGAGATTTAAAAATTTAACAAGATATCAAGCAGATAGAGTATATAAGGAACTTGTTTTATTCATGCCTTCTTTTGCAGGGTTTGAACAGGTAGAGCAAATGTTTAACTCACCTATTGCTGCATCAAGATCAGTAAGTGAAATGTCTGAAGCTTTTGAAATGATTTTTGTTGGAGGTTTCAAATATACAATGGCTAAAGCAACCGGAAATGAAGAAGCATTTTATGCTAATTCTAATTATGTATATCAAAGAGGTAAAAGAAAAGGAGAATTAAAGGTATATAAAAACATTAAAGATGTATTCCCACTACTATATTCTATTCAGAAATGGGATTCATACCTTAAAAACTCTGATTTCTATATTAAGTAAGACAAATTAACAGGTTTAAATCTATTATATGACATATTATTTAGTTATATTATAGTATAAACCTGGATAGATAAAGTAAATGAGATTTATAAATGACAACTAAATTATTCATAGTGAGCATAACAGCATTTTGTACGTATTTATGTACGTACTTTTTTGATTTATCAATGGAAAACATGGAACAATACTTAGCTGTTTGTTCAGTATTATGGTTGGATGGCATTTTTGGAGTTTGGGCAGGCTGTAAAAGAGAAGGTTTTAAAACATATAAAGCATTAAGAATAACCAGAAACACGGCAGTATGGATAGCTATACTCACGGTTGTTCTTATGGTAGAAAGAGGCTTTGCAGGAACAAGTTGGCTATCAGAAGTAGTTGTAGTTCCTTTTATGATCTTACAACTTATAAGTGCTTTAAAGAATGCTTCAATGGCAGGTTTAATAAAAACAGAAGAACTCAATAAAATTCTAGATAGAATTGATAACCATAAAGGATTAAGAAAATAAACTTAACTCTTATACCAGCATTGTTCTAATAAGATGAACTGTCCAAGCAATTAACCCGTTTATATTCAGAGCAACAAGATTCCATTGTTTACGTGATGATGTCTGTATAACTACACATATAAAACCTAGTATAAATAATCCCGGATGTAGTGTCCATTGACCTGCTATCAAAAAGCCTGCACCCATATAACCTATACGGGATGCAACCTTTTGATATGATGTAAGCTTATTTTTATAAGCTAGTAATTTGAGTATTCTTCTTTTAACCTTCACAACTTGAGCATTCTAAAATGTTACGTGCAAAATCCTGAGCTGAACTTTTGCTAAATTGATAGTATAAAGTTTTTACACCTTCTTCCCAGGCGTACATATATAGTTTGTTTATATCTTTAGCTGAGACAGATGGATCTATCATTAAGTTTAATGACTGTGATTGATCAATATACTTTTGTCTCTGTGCCGCCTGCAATACAATCTCTTTTGGAGATATCTCAACAAATGATTTAAATACTTCTTTGGTAGGAAAGTCTAAGTGTTGTACACTTCCATCTTTCTTTAGAATGGATTTCCAGGTTTTGTCTGTATTTAGACCATACTTCTCAAGTTCCTCTTCTAAGAATGGGTTCTTATAGATAGTCTTAGACTTAGCAAGATCCTTAATAAAGTAGTTAGACTTAATAGGCTCTATACCCATAGACACAGCACCGTGTATAAATGAGCTAGACTTAGTAGGAGCAATTGCCATAAGGGTTGTATTGGCATACCCTTCTCTAAGAGATGTGTATCCATAATCATTATGTAACTCTCTTGAAGCAATCTCACTTCTATCTTTAAGGGTTCTAAAAATCTCACTGTTTAATCCTTTAGCCTGCAGTGAGTCAAACTCAAGAAGCTTAGATTGAAACAAAGAGTGATAACCTAATACACCAAGACCAATAGCTCTATGCTTTTCAGCAAAGTTAAACGCTCTCTTCATACCCGGCATAGTCTCAGACTTAATAATGAACTCATCCATTACTGCGTTTAAGAAATATACATATGTTTCAATTGCGTCAGTTTCTTTTATCTGATCCCAATGTAACAGGTTGATAGAACCAAGGCAACATACAAAAGAGTTATAACTATCTGTAGGAAGCTGGATTTCTGAGCACAAATTAGATGCTGTAATATCCATCCCAAGTTCTTTATACGGAGAATTGTTATTAGAATTATCTTTAAACATAACATAAGGAAATCCAAACTCACTTCTATTCTGAATGATCTTAGCCCATACTTTACGTTTGTCTTTATCTCCTTCTTTCATTTCAGTCATCCATTGATCAGTAACTGTAACACCATACTGCAGATTTTGTATGGGGTTACCCTCTGTACCAATATCTAAGAACTCTAAGATGTCAGCATGCTCAACTGGCAGGTATACTGCACAAGCACCACGTCTAGCTTCAGACTGCTTACATACATCTACTACAGTATCATATATCTTAGCGTAGTGCACTGGACCATCAGCAAAACCACCTGTAGATATTTCAGTTCCTCTTGCTCTAATGTTGCCAATAAAAGCACTTGTACCTCCGCCATATTTACTCATCATTCCAATCTCACGACCAGCATTTAAAATACTATCTAAGTTATCATCAACATTAGATCCATAGCAACTTATAGGTAAACCTTTTTGTTTACCAAAATTAATCCATACAGGAGTAGACAAAGAGTAAAATCCTCTTGCCAT